GGTACAACATTTATTGTAACAATATCTCCATTCTGCAAATTATGAGTCGTTGTATTCGCAGCAGCAACTTTTGTAGTCAAAGTGCTTATAACTTTATCAATATCACCAGTTACCTGTTCATATTGTGATGTTATATTATAAAGATGTGTGCTAATACCACTAACATTACTTGCATTTGATTTGAAATAAAGTCCCTCTGATGTAGCACCAACCCCAATGGTTGTAAGACCAATATAATCATTACTTTTTTTAATTACAAATAAATCAATTGAGTTGTCTGTATTAAGGAATGGTATTGGAAAATTTCCATCGGAATCACTAGGATCATCAGTATTTGCAACATTTATCTGTTTATTAGCAACACCAGGAACATTAAGTTTTACTTTTTGTCCTGTGACAAATGGGTGATTAGGAAGATAAATTTGTCTGTTTGGAATCGATATCGATTTAATTGTTTCTCCAACGACATAATTTGTTGATATTGCTTCTCCATCAGTCCCAATTCCAATTTGTTGAGGTGCGTTGAAGTAAACAACATCATTTAATTGAGACTCAAATTTCTTTGTTTTTACAGGTAACGATATAACTGTGTTTAATATATCAACATTTGATCCGTATGTGTGTGCTACTCCAGCACCTCTAGAGACACGAATTATTTTTTGTGTAGGGAATATATTAATTACTTCAACAGTTTCATCAATTGCTCCTGCTTGGAATTCAGATGTATTCCCAGAACCAATTCTTATGATTCCACCAACTGAAACATCATTAGGTATCTTATTAACAAAAATATCTTCTATCGCTACATTGCCAGATGTTACTGTCTTCATTGGTGAAATTAAAGACACACGAGAAGTATTAATACCAATTTCAAATGAATCTGTCAACCCCTGAATTGAAGTGCTCAAACCAGAAACTAAAACATAATCTTTATCATTTAATTCAACATATGGTAAATAATTTGCTCTTACTTCATTACTACTAATCCAAGTAAACACTAAATTTTCAAATTTAGTAAGATTAGTCTCAATAAAAGATACTCCTAAACCAACTATATCACTAACCTGTGCATTTAATCCTGTACCATTTGTATCTGTATTGTCAAAAGATGTGTAATCACCAACTTTATATCCAGTTCCTGGATTTAATATAGTAATATTCTCGACTTCACCTTTTGATACTGATAATACTTGTGATGATTGTCTAACAGTTTCATTAGACTCAATAAGGAAATCATTATCAGCAAATTTTTCATTTACATTATAAGGATAAGTGTTTCTAGATAAATTTGAATTATTGAAGTCAAATTCATGATTTAATTTAAGATTATCTTGTATTAAAGGTAATCTAAATGATTTCCCTATAAAATAAGGATATGCTCCAACTAATTTACCATTAACGTCAATTTCTGCAGTTGCAAAGTAAGCATATATTCCATTTGGGAATTCTGGAGTTTTACAGAATCTTCCATTATGTGCATCTAAATCTCCAGAATTATTGAATATAAAATCATTAATAAAATACCCATCATCAAAACCAGATGGTCTATTATCAACTTTACTAATATCTTTGATATAGGATGAACTTATTAATTTTAAAGCAGAACTAATATTATTTGGATCCGTATATCCAAATGGTCCATAAATTGGATTACCATCATATGCCCAACCAATTATTGATGAGTGTTTTGTTGGTTTGTCAAAATCAGTATTACTTAAAACATCGAAAGTATCTTTTTCTAAATTTGTAAGTAATTCCTGATTACAACCTATAACTCCAAAACTTAAAAAGTCATCTCTTGAGACTAGTGTAGTATCACCAGATTTACTCTGTTCATTAATTTGTAATTTTCTTACAGTTGTATCAAATGCACCATTGATACCTGTATTAGAAACAGTTGCATCTGTAGTGGACTGACTGTACCCTATACCAGCGTTTACGACAACAGTGCTGATAAGTTTACCATCTTCAATTACAGGTCTTACAATGGCACCTGCACCCTCACCAGTAGATGTTATTAATATTTCAGGAGTTGAATAGTAATTTTGACCTTGATCAAGTACAACCACCTCATCAATCTTTCCATTAGAGATTATTGGTCTAATTTCTGCATATTTTCCACCATCAACAGTAACAGATGGTTTTGATATATTGTTTAATATATTTGAACCGTAATTAGTTCCACTCTCATATAGATAAGCACCAGTAAAGGAACCTCTAACGTAAGGTATTATTGCAAAATCACCAGTCACTGTACCACCATAACCTACTTCAAGGTTAACTTTAATATCAGGATATTTAAAAGTTTGATAACCTGTTCCAGTAGAATTCAATCCAACAAATTTACCTCTTTCAAAATCTACAGAAGATGTGCCACCTACACCAGCATTTGCTAGTTTGAATGAATTATCATCAACTTTCATTACGTAATAAGATGATGATGTTGATAAACCCTGAATTTCTCTTGGCATTGTTGAACCAATACCAACCATAGGTGTGTAATTAATTAAATCACCATTATTAAACCCATGATTTATAAAATTAACAGTATCAAAAGAAGTTGATATTCCAGATGGTTTAACAATTAATTTACGATGTTGATATCCTTCTCCCGATTCAATAACTTTAATATCAATTATTGTATTTTTTGATATGGTTCTAAAGATGTGATTACCAGCTGCTGCAGTATCAGTTGATAATCCAACTGTATTGATTCCTGAAAGAGCATCATTTTTTGTATTGTAGATTCTAACAGTGGAAGTATTAACAACTCTTACATAATAAGGATCTCCACTTGCTAAAGTTCCAGTAATAGTATTAGTTCCATCATAAGCAGCACCTATTCCTATTGACGGATTACCGTTATTTAAGTAATATACTAATTCTCCATTCTCTAAATTATGTTTCTTTTCAAATGTAATTGTTTCATCAACAATATCAATACCACCACCAAAGAATATATCTCTACTATCAAAGATTAATTCCCTGTATCTACTACCAGTTACTGCTTCTAATACACATCCAGTTCCATTTCCACCTGTTAAAGAAATATTTTTTACTGACTCAACATCAAAATCTTGCTGATCTATAAGAATCTTTTCAACAGATCCAGATAAAATAGGTTCTGCCAGTGCTTGATCGCCAGTGCTAGTTTCTACAATTATTTTTGGTGGATTTATAATATCATAATCCGAACCTCCATTTATCACTTCTACATCAGATAAACCACCATAATTTATGAAATCCTCTGATACTGGAGATCTTATTTCTACACCATCTTTTAATATTCCAATATCACCAATGTTTTCATCATCATTTGGTGAATTGATTAAATTTTGAGTTAAAGGAAATTTTCTTAAAACTTTATTAGCACTTATCTTCTTACCATGCTGTCTCTGTATAGTAAATACGTGTTGATCTTTAGTAGATACTCCCAATCCAATTTGTACAGTGCTTGCTGTTCCAATTTGTGCTCTAGACAAATATAGTGCTATTTTAGTAATATCTGTACCAGGTGCCTCTACTTGTGGGTCAACATAATATAATTGTCCATCATTTAAACCTGGAATTGCATCAGATGGGTCAGTATTTGCAGAATTGGGATCTTTAATTGAATTATATACAACAGCATCACCCTGTATAAATTTTATATCTCTATTTGTGTCAAAATTAAATCTAAGAATATTGTATAATCCACTAATATCATCTTGACCTTCAAGTGCAAAATTAGTAGTTGTTTGTGCTATACCAATAATTTTTTCATTGATGACTTGATCTGTAATATCATAACTTGGTAATGAGTTTGATGCGACATAAGCATCTGTACTACCATCAACATATACATTTAATACATCAGATATAATTTTATCATTTCCTTCTCTTATTTCAAGTCCTGTACTAGATGCCTTTTTAATTACTCTACGTATATCATATTGTTCACCCTGAACAGGTACAAACCCTAAATTAGTTGTAGTTATTTGGTTTGAATTAGGAGTAATACCACCTTCAGCGACTGTAAAAGTACCATCTACAACTTGTTCATTCCTTCTTAATATTTCAAATAGATCACCCTCTGTTATAGAAGCTTTGTCAAGTTTAACACCCAAATCAAGTGTTGCACCGACTAAACTTGTTGTAATACCAACTTGAAATCTTGAACTTGTATTATAAATCCAACTATTCGCAAATTTTTGTTTATAATCTAGAGATTCATTTAAAATCTTTTCACCAATATTTTTTACAAATATATTTTCCCCCTCTCTAACTAAATTAACATTATCATCAGTTACTAACTTAGATAAGACACCAGTAGTTCTTAATTCAATTTTTTTAGTTACATCACCATTTTCATAACCAAATACAAAATCATCACTTCTAATATTATCTGCAGTATTAATTGGAATTGTTATACCTGAACAACCAAAGAACTGATTAATAGATTTAGATTCATAGTTAATTGTATTAGTTCCACTTTTAAGAATTCCTGTATTACCAAATCCAATAGTTGAATCAACTGATATAATAGAGTCAGTTGTTGATACTCCAGATAAAACTTTTGTGTTTGGATTAACTGTAAATATACCTTTTATTAAATCACGATCACTATATCCTACAAATAATGAGATACGATAATAAGCTTTACCATCTCTGCTGAATATTTCAACCTCAGATACAGACGCATTAGTCTCTAAATCTCCATTTTTATATAATGTTTGTCCTACTAGGTTTTGAGGATCTCCACCAGATATTAAATCACAAATAATAACTTCTCTTCTTATATACTCAGCATCAGATGGTTTTATTAAATTGCTTTCAAGGTCTAAAATTTTTGACTCTACTCCATATAATACCTTGAATAAAACTCTAATCGACTCTTCTATACCCTTTGATTGGTAGAATGAACGAGCAAATTTTACAAAATTACCTACATCTAAATCTGAGGTTAAAGTTGTATCCTCAAAACCAGGTAAAAATGTTTTCTTTAATTTTTTATAAAATTCTTGTAAAAATAAAACAGATAGATTCTGAAGTGATGAACCATTAGTATGAGAAGATGCTGTAGTTTCTTCAAACTTCAAACTCTCTTTATTAACATCGATAAGTGAAGATGATATACCAACATTATAACCTGTCACTCCACTAAATCCACGAATACAACCAGTGAATGAAGTAGATGTTATGCCAGTATAAGATATTATTTCATCGTCTATCTTTAATAAACCATACTCTGAGGGAAACCCTTTAGTGCTTGGAACGTTGATTGTGGTATCTGTTGAATCTATACTAGACGTAATAGATGTGAGACCTACAACAACTTCTGGAACTAAATTATCTACTTTTAAATATTGATCAAAATTACTTATTAAATCGGTTGTTCCTCCTTGAAATTCTTGGGAGATATAATATTGTTTGAAAAATTCAACAGCATTAGGAAAATCAGCTGAGATAAACTCAGGTAACTGATTATCAATAATAGTATTGACCTTTATTCTTTTGTCAATTTGTGACATAAATTATTTCCTCTCTAAAACTCCATTTGAGTAACTTGAGGTAAAGTAGTCTCTAGTAAATACAACACCTGATACATCTTCTCCCGATGCGATTACGTCCTTAACAGTATTTATGGCACTATTAGAAATGTCTAAACTGACAAATAAATCTTTAAGACCTATAACATCGTTTGATTCAGGATATGCTTGTATTTCTACTATGTTATTTTGAGAGATGGTTGAAGTGATATTGATTGTATTTAATATCACTTCACCTTTTTTGTAATCGACAGAACCCGCTTCTTTTAAAAGCACTTTAGCATTATTTTTTTGGTCTTTAGTTACAACACTAATAGTTCCCTTCATGCTAGTGTCAAGATTACCAGCAGTATCTTTATTTGGAATATCAGTAAAGTATGCTATTGATGTACTACCTGAAATAGTAAATCCAGTACTCTTAATATTATAACCAGCAGGATTGATATGAAACTTATTACCAAAACATAATTCATATTGTGCAAATTGATTAAGTAAAACATTTAAATCTCTTCTAATAATAACTTTAGTGATATTTGATGTTATACCATTATCAATACGGTCAATTAGTTGATTTACCTTACTATACTTAAATCTTCCACCAAATTTATTCATCTCAACATTATCTGCATAACTTTGCAATGCACTCAAAATATTTGTTCTTAAATCAGTTGATGAACCTACTTTTATTGGGTCGTAGTATACGTTTGAGTCAACTTCAACATAAAGTATTTTAAGATCAATTATCTCTGAGTTAATTCCTGCAATCGCATAACTTTTTAATTTATTTTTAATTTGAGATTTATCAAAATCTGATATAAAGGTACCATTTTTTGGTTTGATACTTATCTGCACTTTTCCAAATTGTGGTGGATCTAATTCTTCACCACCAATAACTGCAACAGATTCTGTTTGAGGATAAATTTGATTTATTATTGCTTCATAATCTCTTGATGTAACTGCTCTATGTTGTGCTGAGTAGAGTCTTGGTGCAAAATACTTAATAGAGGACACATCTTCAACTTCTGCACCGTTAGAAGCGTTTGTAACAGTAGTTATTGATACACTGTCAGTTGGAGTAAAGAATGCTCCATCGTCTTTTGAGAAAGTTCCTTGGAAACTAAAATTACTTGGACCGTTTCCACCCTTTCCTTCAGTTACAATATAAGTTGCAGTAACTCTTGAACCATTTTCAAGTTTTTTACCAAAAAATCCATCCCCAAACAAAATTTCATATTTTTCATCTTGAACTTCTTGTGAAAGATAAATTTCAGAGTTTTTATTTAAATTTAAAATATTATCAACCTTTGCATACTTTCTTCCAATCGTAACTTGGTTTGGATCTGCAACATATACAACCAAAGTTGATGCATCGATGCCAGGACTGTCAATTATAAACCTTTGATCTTGTGATGCATCAATTCTGTATACACGAGATAGATATGTTCCTTCATATACTGATATATTATCGCTAAATTGAGCAAATGAGTGAATTATAGCATTTCCATTTGTATCTGTACCTACACTTTTACTTACAATTCCCGTTGATGTAATATTTTCGGGTATTGAGAATCGATAAGTTGTATTTTCACTATTTCCAACGCATACAAGACCCGATCTAAGTGTTAATTTCTTTGGTGTAGCATTAGTTGTTAACCCTAAATCAACATCATCAATGTTTATAGTTGCAATTGCTGATCTTTTTGAACGTGGTACATATCCAATGTTTCTTGCAAGTGAAACCACGTTCTCACGAATGGTTGCAGAGTCTAAGAATGCTTCATTTGCAACTAAATTCGCATTAAATGAATTAATATAAGTATTATACGCTAAAGTATCAATTAAAACAGAAAAGTTAGACCCTTCAAAGTCAAAATCCTGAAAATTTGAGTTTGAACGAAGAAAATCTTTGATCTGTGCTTTGATATTTTCAAAGTCTAAACTAGTATACTGAGTAAAGGGCATATTATCTGGTTGGTTCTAGTATAAAACTGAAAGATTGAGTTGGAACTTCTAATCCAACAATCTCAAAAAGTACCTTAATCTCTATTTCATTCCGATCAGGTCTTCCATTTACCTCTACACCAAGATCACCAACTCTGGGTTCAAAATTATAAACTGTTTCCCGTATTTGATCTTCAATTACAGCAATTGTTGTTCTTGAGTAGTTCTCAAACAGTGATTCTCGTATGTCTGTACCTATAAGAGAGTTAAAAAACCTCTCAGTAGGTATTGTTTCCACTAAATTTCTCACTGATCTGACTATTGCACGTTCATTAAGTAGCACAGGAAGGTCTTTTGTCACTGGATGAGGTGAAAAAGACAGACTTATATCCTTAAATGCTCTTGATTTGCGTTGAATCGCCATTATTGATACTTTTAGATTTATTTATATCCCATCATGGAGTATATTCATAACCATACTTCTGTAGATATTCCTCAAATTCATCATCAGGGACTAATCCATCCCAATATTCCTTTTCAGTATATACTTTTTTCTCTTTTTTAAGTTGCTTTTGGTTCAAATGGTTTTTGATCATTGTTTTCTTTCCTTTCTTTTGATGTTTTCCAAAAATAATTGTCCTCTGAACCTAATCCATCACGATCATGACCGTTTTCAACCTGATAATAGACAGTTGAAACCTTAAAATCTGGTTGTTCAGGCACTTCTGGGGTCATACTGTTGTCATATATCCTCATTCTGTTGTTTGGATAGAGACAAAACTGCCCATTATCAAGTTCTAATAGGTTATGAGACTTATGTTCAGCAGGTTGTTCACTTGTTGAGTAGTCAACAGCATCTACATCTGCATGATAATTGTCTAAAGTGCAAATATAAGTGCCTGTTTGAGTCCCAAAGTCTCTTGTCATCACTTCATAGTGCATTGAACCAACAAATTGCTTCTGTACAGCAACGACACCATAGTCCATACAGTTCCAAAACTGTAGATTATGTAAAGTCATATCAGGGTCAGGTGTCTCAGGTGATGATAAGAATGCCGAAATGGGTAATTTATCAAACATCGCAGCATATTCGGGTAAATACGTCTCAAAATAAAAGGCACGACCAGGAATACTCTTGGTCGATACCCATACACCTTTTACAAATTCACCATGTCCACTCTTATGGTCGGTTAAGTACTCTTTTCTCACCCATACATCATAAGAAGGAAGATTCGTAATTAACGTTGGCATTTAGCGTCCTTGCCCCCTGTATCTTTTACGAGCCGAGTTACGAGACGTAGCGGAGTATTTCGAGTGTTTTCCCATTCCCTGCCGAGTCTTTTTCGGTTTTGATTCCGTATTATAAGTACTTCCCATCATTCCTGATTTAATTGCCATTTTCATTCTCCTCTATAGGTTCATAAGTAATTTCTTTTTGTATTGGTTGACCAGTCACATACTGTTCAACAGCGTAGTCTTCCAGACGGTCAAAGAGTTCTGATTCACTGACGTTCCAAAAGACTACCTTTCCTTTACGTAGTATATTGTATCTTGTCATATGCGGGAGTTTTACATCCATTTATATGATTCTGGTTTTCTCGTGACCAACTCTAATACGTGGATCGCACCATATTTCAAATCCTGCCTCTTTTGCATCCAGACAGAAAGAAACGTCCTCACCGCACATATCTTGAACTTCTCCTGATTCAAATACCTGCATCTTTGGAGCAAACCAAGGATAAGGCATCTCTTTATGTTCAAAGACTCCATTCTTAATCAGTAACCATCCAAAACCACTATAGTCTACTGTAAATGATTTCTTTCTCTTACTGATACTTTCAATGGTTTCATGATTCATCACTCCTCCATTACCACGGAAATCACTTTCATCTAACCAGTGAGCAACGGATGTTGTCTTTCCATCTTCGGTGCAGTACCATCCTGCAACTATCTGTCTCTCTTTCTCAGGGTCAACTTGTAAAGTAAATCCTTTTAACTTATCAGTATCCTTACCTTCTTCGTCCTTTTCAAATACTTCTGTCTTTGTAACTGCCTGTTCTGGAATTGCATTCAGTATTAACTGATAGAACTTCTCTGTGTTGAATACAATATCTGAGTCAATCCAGAGTTGATAATCATATTTGAGTTTACCATCCCAAGGTAACTGATCTGGTCCTCTTAAGACATTTGCTCCTAAACATTTGCATCTTGCAAAGTTTACCATTGAGGAGTAATCCTGTGATATCTGTATTGCTGCTCCTGCCTGTACTAAATCAAATGATAAAGAAACAAATGATTTAAGAAAATTATAAGAGACTCCTCGACCTGGTAAACAAAAGACAATCGTTTTTCCTTTAACTAATGCTCTTGCTAAACTATAGTCCCATTCTGGTTTCTTTGGTACTTTTGGGTTTTTTGCTTTAACTGTAAATCCTTTCGCCATAATGTGTTGTAATTACATTCATATCATACAACAATTTATACACTTTGTCAATGCTTCTTTTTATTACTTGGTTCGGCAAACAAGAAAGGTTTATATGATATCAGTACCTTATTTTTCTTTCCTGTTTCCTTACTAATAGCTTCAAATATGATATTAAATCTAACATGGCGATTTTTAAAGATTACCTTACCAATCCGAAACTCTTCTTCTTCCATTAATAAGAATGCTCCGCAACCGAACCATTAATACATGCATCATCAATACATTCTGCATATGTAATATCCTCTTTCCAATAAGAAGTGTATAACTTATCCCATATCATTGTAAATTCATCCAGTGTTAAATTTTTAAATAGAACTTTCTCTTGAAAGTAAATATGGTAACTCTTCATTCAACTACCTCTTGTATGTGTATACCGCTATTATCTACGTGCCAAATTAATTCTGTGTCTTCATACCAGTCGAATTCATTAATTACCCATTCAGGTACAATTATTTGATATTGATTTGTAATTGGATTGATTGTGATGGGTGTTTTTGAGTCTTCGTACTTCTTCATTATGGGTGTCATCTTCACTTTTCCAGTATATAGTACAACAGTATTTTATGCAAATCCTGTGTGGGCATTTTTACACACGAAAAAAAATCAGTACCCCCTTTGTAAATCTTTTGCGTTTTCCATAGAGATGTCGCTTTGGGTCGTTTATAGCTTATATGGTACCTTGCGATTTTACATACGGGGGGGCGGATAACCGCCCACTGCTGTCTCACGAACGAACAGGGTTAGTAGACCCTCTGCCCAAGTGCTGTGGGTCTGTCGCCATAGTCTCCAGTGTGGCGACCCCATAGGTCTAAGGTCTCAGCATATCCGTACTGATCGGAGAGTGCTAAACAGATTTCAGTTGCATCCCAACTGTCTGATTGAGTTTCGGTCTCTTGTGCTTGACCTTTTGAATTATAAGCGGTAGTAGTGAATAACATAATTAATGGGGTGTTAATACTTTTATTATAATGGATGGGTTCAGTCCGTGGGGGATATATCCACGAACCGAAACATTTTGTTACTCTACCCCTGCATTATCACTAAGTGGGGGAAAGTGTCCAGTTAACTTTTGGTACTTGTCGCAGAGAGAGGATTCATACTTATAAAACGTCTTTGCGTTATACTTGATGCTGTCCCCCCAAGGTAGGTTAATTGTTGTTTCTGCAAATGGTACGTCAAAGGCATACCATTCGACTGTCTTACCTTCACGGATTGCGGTGTATTGTGTTTCGCTAATATTGAAGTTAGTCACAGAGCAGGTACCCTTGTTACGTGCCTTACGTGTTCCGCAGTTATAAGAACCGTGTCTCCCTTTCATTCCAACATATGTCCCACCGATTTTGACTATCTTACCGTCTATAACGATTGCGTATATTAACTCTCTGTATGATTTGTACTTGTCTTCTAACCCCTTGACGACGTTATACTGTATGGGGTTAACTTCGGGGTTCTTTATAAATCTCTCTTCGGGTTTTAATCCTGCTTCTGCAATCTTATAAAATCCATACTGTAAAAAGGATTCAATCGGTAATTCATTTGAAAAGTCTTTTGAGTACTCTGTAAGTGCTTCGGGTAAATAAGTCATTTAAAGTTTTGAAACGTTTGGGAAAAGTCGTAGTGCGTTTCCCTTTGATTAAATTATAGCATATAAAAGGGAGGTTTGTGACCTCCCAAATGTTAAATAAACCTTAAGCGTATTTGCTGCAGGGGTGGGGGTTGCTTGGAGTGCAACCGAATGAAGCGAAAAATGTGTCCATCATTCCTCTGTTAACTTCGGGGTCATCAAAGTCAACCTTTGCGATTGAATCGACTCCCCACTCTGCAACCTCATCAATGAAGGTGTCGAAGTCTTCGCATACATAAGCAACGTCATAGAAAGATTCTTTTTCGTTGATTCTGTTGATTAGTCTTTGTGTTTTAGTCATAGGGGGTTGAATGAACTCTATACTTATATTGTACCAAATGGAAAGGGGGTTTGTCAATATAAAACCCCCTCAAATATTAAGACTTTATTAACTTATGTTGGTCAGCGGGTGTAAATCCTTTTATACCCAATTCTGCTAATAGGCATCTATCATATAAAGAGTTGCAAATTTCGGTTAACT